ACATATTGTCACCTCCTAAGTGATTTAACCTATTTAAATAAGTCGGCTGTTTTGAGGAAACGTCCGCCCCATAGGGATTTTTCAGATTTTTCCATCTGAAGTTCCTGTACGATCTCGCCTAGATCGCCAGACTTTCGGAAAGCGGTATCTGCTTCTACAGCGTCGACTCTCTTTCCAAACTCATTAAAACGCTCATTTGTTGCAGCAATGTCTTTGGCGACTGCTTCAAGTGAACTCTTTACTGCTGCTGTATCAACTTTGTTTGACTTAAGCATTTCTACTTCTGCCTGCAAAGATTTTACAGTTTCTACTAAATCGCTAAAGGCTGATGTAATAGTGTTCTTGATTTCTGCAATTGACTCTGCAACTACATCATCTGATTTAGATACTTCTGAAGTTTCTTCTGTTGATTCTGCTACAACTGTCTCTTCAGACTTTGCAACTTCCTCTGTTGCTGTGGCTTCTTCAGCCTTAGCAACTTCTTCTGCTACTGGAGTCTCATCTGACTTTTCAGCAACTTCTGCAACAGGAGCCTCTACTACGGCATCTGCCTCTGGAGCGATTTCTTCTGACTTTGTAACTTCTGTTGTTTCTTCAACAACTGTTGTTTCTTCTGTCATAGGATTTACCTCCTTGTTAATCTTAGAAGTATTAATGCCTTTAGCACTATCAACTAAGAATTTGACCATATCTATCTTTTCATTATCCGTTTTTTCAACGAATCCTATATTTTTCATTGGGTTTCCGCTTGTTGGACTAATAACAGATTCCTCTTCTGAAACCATAACAATTCCAGACTCTTCATCATAAAAAACATTTTCAAGTGCAACATCCTGACCCTTAACAACAGCAACACCATCAACCTTTTCAACGTGCATGATATTTGCAAATTGATTTGCTGGAGAGTCAACGAGTGACAACTCTACGAGATCATAATCTTTAATAATTCTAATTGTGGTATCTGACTTTTCGTCATATCCATCATCCCACTTGTTCATGCGACCACCAATTGAAAATCCTGTGTATGTGCCATCTAAAACTTTTTCCCATGCATCTTGTGCACCCTTTGAAACATATGCAGAAACAAACACTCCGTTATAAAACTTTTTTGAGTTTGGATCAAAATATCTATCTTGCTTAAATGAAACCATCTTTCCAACTGCAGATGGCTGATGCATCTCACGAATATTTCCACGGAATTCTGAAAATGCCTTCATTGATGCTTCTGCTGTAACTATATCACCCTGCTTATCAACATTGTCAAGGGATGCAAAACCAGAGACGATGCGACGCTCCTTATCTACCTTGGCAAATGGTAGTGAAAGGCGAACGTTGTCGCCCTCTGTATTCCAATGGGCTTTAGATATAGTCATACTAGAATATATTATATAACCTTTTTTACTATGTGTTAAAAATCACTTATTCTGATGCCCTGCCTTCACCCTTGGGATTTCTCCCATTAACGGTGGCTGATCCATCGGACTGATTATTAACTCTTTCTGCATCTCTTTGTCTACCCTGATTTAATTCTGCTGGCTCGTCTCCTCCAGCAATCATTGGCAAACCAAGAATTTGTCGTGCCTCATTTGGAACCATGACCTGGGTTTTTACATATCGCTCCAAGATTTGAGACTGTGCAATTTCGTCTGTTAGAGTGAGTTCATTAAACTTTAACTCCAAAATATCTGTTTTTTCTCTTATTACTTTGTTAATCATCTTTTCAAGTTGACGCTGTGCTGGTCTTGCGACCTGTTCTTTAAATGTACGATCTTGGGCTAGGGCTGCTGCAATAGCCCCAGAATCTCCGCCACCAATTTTAGACAACGGAACCTGATGTGCGATCAAAATATCATCACGATTTTGCTTACGATATCTTTCAAATGAGCCCTCTTGTACCCCATTTTCAATCGGCTCCATCTTAAACTCTACCTTATTTGTATCTGTATCTCCTGGAAGAGGAATATATAGAGTTCTGTGGTTTTGCCCCTTAAGTCCAGTTTGTAAAAATCTAAACATCTTATCTTCTGCATCAGCAGATAGTTTTGCACCCTTAAGCCAAACAACATATCTAGGCACTGCCTTGTTTCCAAAATAATCTATGTTGTATTGTGCTGCTAACTGATCTCCCTGCAAAGATGTAATTGCAGACATTATGTCTGGAACACCATAAAATGTGTTTAATGGTGAATATTGTTTAAAATGAATTATTTCATTTGGTCTAGCATCATCGGTTACTGGATTTGGGTTAGTTGCACCAAAATTACGGAAATATACAACCTTGTTTCCAATAATTTGTAGATAGCCATCACGCAATCTACGAACACGAATTGTGGTTGCTGGAATGTGTCCAACGTATCCAATTTCTCCAGTTACGGTTCTTCCTATTTCTAAATAACCATTTCCTGTAGCCTGAACATCTGTATAAACTTTTTCCATTGTTGTTGTAAATGAGTCATCATCATTTAAGGATTCAAGCCAGTCACGCAGTTCTATTTTTGCTCTTTCAATTCGATTACGTGCACGACCAACAGCATCTCTATCACTTGAAGATTCTAACTTCAACATGGTTCTTGGAGAAATTTCAAAGTCGTAGCCTAAGCCCACGATGTTTTCTACTTTTGCATCGATTGCTGCATGGTTTGCAAAAGATGTATCGTAATAGTTTGCTAATTCATATAAATTCCATGGTGGTGTAATAACATCAAACAAACCATAACCATTTCTATATACAGTGCCAGGATTAATTTCTTTAGATTGTGCTCCGTTAATACCAGCCTGATTTGTTCGTGCACTATCCATGTATGCCTGACCAGGCTCATTTGCTTTTGATATTCTTGCTGCTCTACGTTTAAAGTTATTGTCCAAACCAGATAAAGACTTTAAGTCTTCCCAACTTTTATTAAATGGATCTGCCTTTACAAAAGAGTCATCTTGCTGAATCGCATTATCAATTCTTGCGCCTATAATATATTCATTTTCTTCTGACATTAGTCTTGTGCTCCATAACGCTTAATTGTTTGTTGTGCTGCATGCACTGCACCAAGATCGTTTAGATTTGGGATTAGACCCTGACGCATTCTCTCTTGCTGTTCCGCATATTCTTCATCCGAGATTCTGTTTAATCCAGCAAAAAATATTGCTTCTCCGTCTGGCTCACCATAATGTGCTGCAGCCTGTTTTAATTCTGCAATTTTGGCGATATCACCCTTCATGGCTGGTATATTTAAGACATTTCCTTGTCCATCTGTAAACCACTTACCATTTGACTTTTTCCAAACATAAACACCCCAGTCATAGTTCTTGTCTATGACTTTTATTTTAGTTTTACCTATATTTGGCTTTTTAGGGTCTTTCATAACCACAAGTATACCATACTATACGGCATTTTGGATCTTTGACTGCCACGAAATATCTGCATAGACCTTATATTGATACGAGTTTAGCCTAAACTCTCTTGTATCGTCAACTATAATTTTATTGGTTCCTGTATAACTTTTATAAATATCTGATGGTTTTACACCATAATAAGATGTTGTTGATAGGACCAATACACCCTGCCAAATATATGCAGACTCCCAGTACTGCCAGTCAAACTGTAACCCGCCGTCTCTTTTAACCCTAAACCATGGCCTTTCTATAACATTTTGAACTTCCTGAAGGTTAGTTGATTTATAATGCGAAACAAGATTAACAAGAAGAGGCCCATTGATTTTAATAGAACCAACATAGTTACTAAAATCTAATAAACTAGAAAATGAAATACCAAGCATAGACCATTCTTTAACAGTTATTGTTGGATCCTTGACTATTTTTCCATTTAGATAAAATCCTATGCCCTCTTCCACTTGTCCAGTCTTTGCATTAATTGCATATATTCTTGCTCTCTTTCCGTCTGGATGTGATGCAACCATAAAAAATTTAATTAGATTATCCTTGCTTTCTATTTCAAAGATTTGTGTTGGTGCATATGGGAAAAAGTCTTCATCAAATCTAATTGCTGCTTGCATAGCCATCACTTTATAATTTGATGCAGATCCAGGATTTATGGGAACAAATATTCCTCTATTTATAACTGGGTCATATTGACCACGAACCTGAATGCCAGAATATCTTGTTAAATAAAGATATGGAGAACTTCCCTTGTATATAGTAAAAGGATTTTGATTTTTAAAATCATAGTAAAACCCAGTTTTTCTATAAGGATAAATTGGTACAGCAAATCTTGTTCCAATTTCATTTGGCGATACATCATTAAATGCCTGAGAAGCAAGTTGTAATTTTTTAACTTGAACCTTATTCTTTAAAATATTCTTAACCTTAAAGTTTAGTTCTACAACAATAGACAAGTCCTCAAACTTTGCACCCCTTGGTGGATATATAAGCATATTGTCTACAATCTCATATTTTGTTTGAACCCAGTCATCTTGTGGATCAATGATTCCATTTTTTGGTGCTAGTTCTTTGTTTATAAAAAATGAATCTGGTGCATTAGCACCTGTTGCTATATACTGAAATGTTATGTATGACTTAACCAAAGAATTTGACGTATCGTATTTATAATTTTTTTGAGATCTATTTTTTAAATCTTCGTAATTAAGGTATCCTGTAAATAGATGGTTATCTAACGACTCATACGTTCTTAGAATTGGGTTTGAATACTCAGAGTGTAGTTCTCCGTAATTCCATGTACCTTCTGTTTCTTGTTCTAAAAATATTGATGGTGCTGGATAATTTAAATTAAACTGTATAAAATCTAAATCGTAGTATGAATCACCTCTTGCATCTGTTACATACTTTGCAAAATAAGAAAGCGGTATTTGATCTTCCCAGGTTCCCTGGATATCTATACCTAAAGAAAACTTGTTAAAATCAAGAACTGGTGAAAGTGTATAACTTGCAGTATGAAGATCTAATGTATTGCTTGCAAAAGATGTTGGAGATCCTCCATCTAATATATATAGCCAAAAATATTGATTGGTTCCATAATATTCTCCAGCATCATAGTCTACTTGAGAGGAATATAGGTTGAAGATATTTTCAAAATCTGCTGGAATTCCTAATGTAGAATTAAAGACGTGCGAAATTGGTAAAAAGTTTTTGCTACTACAAAATCCAACATGATAAATATTTCCATCAAAAGTGTTAGTTAATTCTTTACAACCACCTACATATAATTTTGCTGAAGAAAGATTACCAAAAAATGATGTTAACCTTCCTCCAAAACCAGAAATAAAAGTTGGTACATCAATTCCAGCAACAAAGTCCTCGCCGACAGATATCGGATTTGAAGTATATATAACATCTATCTGATCAACTACAGATCCATTTTCCTGAACCTTTTCATATTTATGTAAATACTTTATTTCATTTCCAGAAGCAGTTGTGCTTGGAACAAGTTCAATACTGAAATATTCTTTTGTAACTGAGTTGTCTATTCTAAATAAAATTTTGGTTCCGCTAACATTCAATGCTTTAAAGATACCATAAAATGCCTTTGAAGATGTTAGCAATGAAATATCATTAAACAGTAAGTAGCCAGTTGTAGTATCCCAGCCTGATGGCTTAAGTCTTAGATATAAGTTATCTTCTGTTGGAAGATTCTTACATGCAGCATACAACTCTTCTGTTGTTTTATTACTTAAAAATATTTCTGGCAAAGAGTATTCTTTAGTTGTTAAAAAATTTTTATTAACAGATAGGTTGTCTATAGATGCCTGAGACCAAGATCCAAGGTCTGGATACATATAGTTATTTGCATAATCGGCAAAAGGATAATCTATAAACATAGAGGTTCCGCTATATGATGCATTAATATTTTCTGGTACCTCGACTCCTTGTCCGTATACAAACCTTCTTTTTGCAACTAAAGATGGAACTGGATAAGAATAAATAGATACACAGTCAACCTCTATTGGGGTTACATCTTCGTAAGCGTAAAAGCCCAACCAATCTTGAGTCTTTCCCTGGTCTGAAAGTATATCTGGAAAAGAAAGATCTGATGTAATAATATTTAATGATATAACTTCTTCCCCATTAATCATTAATGAGGCAGTATTGTTACTATATTTAATATGAACAATCATGGGCCTTGTCCATTCTCCAATATAATGTGATGCAAAATTATTACCAATTTTTAGTAATATAAACGGTCCCTCAACATATAGTCCGTCTGTTGATGCTATTGGCCCAAAAATTCTTTTTCTTGTAAATGAATCAGAATTTACTCTTAGCCACATTTCTACTGTATATTCTTTAAATTTACCAGAATTGTTTAAGAACCCATAACCAGGAATTATTAGTGATGGCTTGTTGTTATTAGGATATAGAATGGTTGTATTGCTTGACCCATATACAATTGGTATACCAGAATTTTTTGCAACTAATGAGTTATCGTTTATAAAATAATAACCAGGAGTTTCTTGCAAACCATATGACGATGCTTCTATTACAAATGATTGGTCTAATGCTATTGTTGATGGAAGAGCGATCTTGTTTGATCCAAGAGAACTAGAGTTAAATTCTTCTGACCATTGACCAGCAGTAATACCATTAACAAAAAATACATAGTCGTCTGTGGATTCTGCTCCACCAATATAATTAATTTTTATAACCAATTTTACTGCTGCTATCTCAGATGGTATATTAAATGTCTCAGATACAAATATCCATCTTCCATAAACAGAAGTTCCATAATTTTTTAATTTTTCTACAATAGATGCAGTTGTTTCATCATAATACTGATATCCAATTTCAATACCAGAAATATAGGGGCTGTCAGAGTACACATAAGATCCTATAGAAAATGTTCCCATATAGGTGTTTAGATCTTCTAAATTAAATACATCATTGCTGACACATACAACTTTAGAATAGTCTTCAGTTGTTACATTTCCTACTAACTTTGTTGTTGCAGATAGTGGAAATGGTTCATCTATAATGGAAGTCTCTAGTGCTGCAGTTCCACCAGTTACTGTCCAGTTGTATACTTTACGGTCATTTTCAGATATTAGAGATATGTAGTCTGCCTGATCATCTAATGCCCAAAGAACTGTCGGATGTTCCGAAAATACCTTTTCTGCGTATAGATTTGATGGACTAGACATTATGAGTCTATTTTATCATACTACGAGATTTTTATTTCGCAAGCATCTGTTGTGCAGTAAGCCTCGCCTTGAGCCTCTAGATTATCTACACCGTCATATATTGCAGACCAATCAATTTTCTTGATTTTTCCAATATATTCATTATATTCTTGCTCTGTTATTTGTGTATACGGTTGTTGTGGATATACCGTGTTGCCCATGGGTAAGAAAGAAACAGCCTTTAGTTGTCCCTCATACATGTGTAGTGCTGGTGCGACATGCTTTGACTCTGTTTCCTTATCGAAGGATAATGTTACAGAAACACCATTATCTGACCAATATTTTTGAGCGGTTGCTGCAAGAGCAATCTTTTCAAATAGTGTTACATCCTTTTCTGATCTTGCATGTCCTGATTTTACTGGAAAATATACAACTGATGTATTTGCTGAAACTAGGTCTTTTTCTATTTTATAACCTGCAGCCTTAAATAGGTGCATCATTGGATCTGTTTCACCAAATCTAATTGCACGAAGGAAGAAGTTTCCTCCTGGACCCCAATGTACCCCAGGGGTTGCACCAGAAAGAATTGATACTGAACCCGAAGGCTTAACTGTCGTTACACGAATTGACTCACGCACACACAGCCATTCTGAATATTGATGATCATATTTACGTATTGTATTATATCCCTCATCCATCCATTCACGAACTGTTGGCAAACCATTTTTATCAGAGAATGATGCGATACCAGTAAGTGATGTACCGATACGACGATTTCGTTGCATAATTCCATTTGTCTGTTGCCAATGTGTTGGTACAAGAGTTACTGTTTTGCCATAAAGATAGGCAAACTTAAGGGTACGCAAAAAGTCTTCCTTGGATTCATGACGATTTAAATGTACTTCTACAAGTGTACAGAGTTCGTATGACTCTAATGGCTGCTCTGCACAAGGATTAAAGCCCATAACTCTATAATCCTTACCGTCTGGCGCATCCTTAAGTCTGCCATAGTTTCTTGCTACATCAAGCCAGATAAATCCTGGCTCTCCGTTATCTACTATTCTGTCAACATATTGCTCATAATTTGTTCCAACTGTTGCAGATATAGAATTATTTGACATCCATGCCCAACCTGGATTTTCTGGGTCAAAGGAGTTTCGTTCTGGAAACATTTCTGGATTTTTTAAATTAATAAAATTTTCGTCTCCAGAAGAACCAAGGGCAAGTGTTGCAGACCTTCTAACATTTCCTGCCACAACACATGTTCCAATTAAATTAACAATATCAACAATAGCCCTAGAATCAAGCGTCTCGCCATTTCTAGAGCCAATGACGGTGCGTATGTTGTTGTGTAACCTAATTAATGGTTCTGGGCCACTAGCAACCCCTCCAAAGCCCTTAATGGGTGCTCCCAGTGGACGTATTAGATCATAATTAAATTCCTGTATATTTTGATTTGGTCTAAGGAATGAGTTCAGGAGAAGACGAACTGATTCAACCCAGCCTTCACGTGTGTCTGGTATTTCATAGGTGACAATTGGCTCTGTAGGTGCATAAATATGAAAATTCTTATCCTGTCCTACTGTGTCAAACCCTACACCAATGCCAAGCATCAATGCGTCCATAACCCAAGCAAATAATGCTCCTGGATCATTCTTGTCAAGGTCCTTTGTTGAAACCATGGCACAGTTTTGTAATGCTGCAGAGTTCTTTTTCTCCATGGTCATAGGGGTTCCAAATGCCCACATACCACGACCTGGTGGTGTCCACTTTAATTCAAACATTCTTTGGAATGCTTCTTGTGCTGACTTCTGAGCCTTATAGTCATTCCAAGGTAGTCTGTTTTCCTTAGCATGATTCTTTTGTACTGAATACATACCTTCGATTACACGACGACAAACTTCGTGCCAACGCTCTTTAGTTCCGTCTTCCTTCATTCTTGAGTAGGTTCTAATAAAGGTAATCTCTCCTAATGAGTTACCACCAGCGTCTATAAAACCAAAAGGCGACTCCTTGTCTTTATACTCATTAATGAACTCATCTGGCAAACGAAAACTAAAAAAATCTGACACGTGTTTCTCCTTTTTAAAAACTGTGATTGAGTAAGTATAGCAGAGTTTTTAATTTTTGTAAACTCTCAACTTACTGTTTATGTTTATTGTTAAGACTTAATACCTTTAGATCCACAACGGATGCAGGTTTGATATGTCCTCATTGTATATGGACAAGAAGATTCTTCAATTCTGTGACCAAAAATTAAACATTTAATTTTATTCATCTTTAAGCACCTCGAAAGAAATTGCTCTATTTGGACAATGAGAATGAGCCATCTTTACTTTTTCTAAAAGAGAATCATCTACAACATACTTCCAGGTCTTTCTTTCACTTTCAACTAAATCAAATACTTCTGGAGCATCAAATACACATTGACCCCAAGCCTGGCAATCTTTGTTTATTTTAATACTAATCGCCATATGAGTCTATATCCTTTAATGAAGACAAAATTTCTTCTTTTACATTTTCAAAAGTTGTAAAATCTGTATCCTCTATGTCATCATGAAGTTTTTTAATCTTTTTCTTTAAATTAGTATAGGCCAAATTATTTGTTTGTTCATTTATTTGTTCCATACGTTTTCTTTCTTTATCCATACCCTTCATGAAATTCCAAATATTATTTCTATAGGTATCACGATCTTTTTTTAGTTCTTTAATGGTAAGTCTTGTGTCTATAGTATATTTATAGATCACTAAACCTACCATCAAAGATACTAATAGCATTAAGAAAGTTAAAGATGCTATACGCATTAATTATTCCTCAATGACAAGTTTAACTGTATCTGGGCATTCTTTAGCCAGAAGATCTGCTAGTTCTTTAATAACAGTGAACTGATATTGACCAGCAATTTCTATTCTTACGTCCATAACTTCCTCCTTAGATTAGTGGTATCCAGTGTTGTTCCCACTCTTTTGGTATAAATCTTAGTGGAATTACGTCATATGCTATTGTGATTCTTGGTCCATCCCAATCCCAGTCACCCATTGCATGAGGATGGCCAGTTTCTGAAAGAATGGCACGGTTATTTTTATTATTTACTTCAATTTCTTTTTCAAAAACTCTATAATGAGTTTTAGATGGCTCTGCCTTTACACAATAATAGCCATGGAAATGTGGTGCACCTTCTCCACCATGTTCATGCCAATCTAACTTTCCAATATGGTTATAGTTAACATTGAACCATCCCTGAACATAAAATTGTTCTTTTATAAAATCTAATTCATAATGCTGACAAGCATCAACTGTCATGTCTCTTACCGCTCTGAAAAGAGTATAGATATTCTCATCATAGAATTGAAAGACATTATACTTATTCCAATTTATTGTAGTTGCACTACCAGATTGATCCCAAGGGGTATGCTCATTTTTGTTCCCCTTAATAATCTCTCCACGATTAATTCTTTCATATTGAGTAATTAATAATTTCTCAAGTTGTTCAAGATTATTAATCTCTATATTTCTATCGAAGAATTTATGCTCTTTAGTAGACTTGCTATTACTTGGTTGATTAGCATCACCATATTCGTAATGTTTTTCCATTATTTATCCTATCTATATTTCTTTCTGATCCATCTATGTTTTTTATAAAATCCATAAATGTAATTTCTTTTTCTTTCAAGATCCCATAAACCCTCAGTTTGTAGGGAATGGTCTATTTCCATATTCCAGTTTGCTCTTTTTATTGGAATAATTGACATTATTGGTGTACCCTTTTTAATTGTACCTTCAAAATCTTTTCTTAAAAAGAAGGTAACAACGTTTCCAGTAAACCATCTGTCAGAATCCTGTATGGCTGTCATAGTAAAGAATGGTAAATCATATCTGTCTATAGGGTGTGTGATCATTGCAGACCATCCGTCTGGCATCTTTGTTCCCCATCTCATATCCCAAACAAAATGAATTGGATAGCATCCAGATGGAACTGGTAACTCTAAATGACCACGCATCTCAATTGGTCTTGGAGCATCTTCATCCCACCAAATATCTGGTCTATCTGGGTCTTCTGTTTTTGCAACATGAACATCTGTTGGCAATAAATAATGATATCCACAAGTTATTGCATCAAAAAATGGCATACAATGCTTTACACTAATTGATGCAGCATCTGCACCACGATTATTCATGATAGACAGTCTATCAATTTGATCATTTTTTTGATATATAGGACGATCCTTCCACCATTCTGGAAGATTGTCAATTGCTGGCACTGGACCAGGAGTTGTATTTACATATGCATTAGATGTATAAAACTGAACCTTTAAATTTTCAAGTGGTTCTGGGTTTGCATATCTTTCTTCAAATTTATCCATTAATTAAACACCTTCTTTTCCCACATAAGTTTTTTGTATGCCCCGCCAAACTTATGCCTTAATTTCCAAGGTATAGAGTTTAAAACTTTCAAATCTGGCTTTTCAAGTATATTTGCTTCCCACTTTTCTCTTCTATAAGGAATACATTGAACTAGTGGAGTTCCTGCCTCTAGGACACCTTTAAAGCCTCTTTTAACTCTCATAGAGAATGGTCCATCTGAAGGATACATGTCTGTATCAATAATTGCTGGAACTATTTCAAATGGTAGGCTTGTATGAAATGATGGCTGCACAAATAAAGTACTATAACCTTTTTCTGTTGCTACTACCCACATTGGATGAATTCTAAATATATCTTCCATCCAATCATTTTTGTCAAAATCCCAGCCTTCAACTTGTGGTTGAGAATGAACTGTAACAGATTCTTTGTGTGCATGGTGAACTTGCCAATCTAGTTTTGGTCCAGTTGCATCTAGAAAAATATCGCATGGTGTTTTTAATAAATATCCTGTAGATAGCAAATCTAATATTCCAGGACACTTTTTTACAGTCTCACTATATTGACCATTACGTAAAGTTTTTTCTCCATTAACATATGGATGAACCTTTCTCCACCAAGAAGGAAGATTTTTTATCATAGGTTCTGGTTTATCTGTATACTCTATAACAAATTCATTTTTAGGTATAAATGTTATAATGTTTGTTTTATTCTTCATGAAAATCTACCTTCATATATAGTATTGTTGTATCATGCTTTATGTAGTGCATACTGCGCTTAAGTCCTTTTTTAAATATAACTGGCACGTCTATCACTCCTTGTGCATCTTCTGCAATATCTTTTGTATCAACTATTGTTTCTGGTGTCTTCCAGTATACCATATCCTCATTTGAAAAAAATGTTAAAACTGCTGGTTTTTGTGGTAGCCATCTAATTTTCCAAACATAAACTCTCGAACACCACTCTGGATCTAAATCCTTTTCCAAAACAACATTTTTTGTAGCATCCACATACTTATAAAGTGTTCTAGTAATAAACCTATATTCTTTTTCACGTATGATTGTTCCAGATTCTTCATACTGATGCTCTAAAGGTTCTAAATGTGGATAAACATCAGCAGATACATTTATTTTGTATAAATTATCTTTTATGTGAACTGGTGGCTCAACAACTTCATGTGCCCATCGATTTTGCGGAACAAATAAATGTTTTTGCTCACGATATTCTTTTTGCCAATCTACCTCATATTTTGCAAATTCTACAGCATCGTGATCTGGAGCATTTTGTATTTTTTCACTATACTTTCTAGTAAATGTTGCAATTTGAGGGCTTATGCTATATGGTGTTGCACTGCCAATTCTTTTTTGCTGTAATGCCAATAATTGATCAGGTATTATGAATGGTTCGTTTGCCCACTCATCGGAATAGTAATCGTGATTGGGTAGTCTGGCCAAATTAGTCAGTTTCTACTCGGTCATATACTAACATTGAGTTAGTAAAGAACATATCGTAAGGCTCACAGTTAATTGTATAAACTCTATCAATGTAAGCGATACTTTCAGCAGACTGAACCTCGACCCAGTCTAGAGTCTGGAAGTTATAAACTTCATATGTTGTATCTATGTCTGAAGAACTTACGAATCTAATAACGCCATCTTTTCTTGCTAAGATCCAGTGATGTATAGAGTAAATATCTCCATTTATAACAATAGCACGATCTGAGACTCTGCTATTAATTGATACTACTGTTGTCTCTACTATACCGTTTCCAGATATTGTTTCTGAAGACCATTGTGAAGGATTAAATCCAGCCATATCTATTTCTGAAATATCTAGTGCTAATAACTTGTCTCCTACCTTTAAGTTTTCAGCCAAGATAACTCCTGTTGGACTTAATAGACCAGTTTCTCCACCAATTGAGTAGCCTCTGGCACCTCCGCCACCACCAAAGCCACCGTAGTGTCCGAATCCGCCATAACCGTGTCCGAATCCATGATAGAATCCGCCATAACCATGTCCGAATCCGCCATAACCGTGTCCGAATCCGCCATAACCATGAGAGAATCCACTATAGTAGTGGCTAAAGTTTGCGTAGTGTGCAAATGAAGAATAGTGTGCAAATGAAGAATAGTGTGCAAATGAGTGATAGAAACCATGATAGAATCCAGCATAGTGTCCGAATGCTGCATAGTGTCCGAATGCTGCATAGTGTCCGAATGCTGCATAGTGTGTGAAACCAGCATAGTGACTAAATGCTGCATAGTGTGTAAATCCAGCATAGTGACCAAATCCATGATAGAAGCCATGATAGAAACCACCATAATGGCTAAAACCAGGGTATACATAAATGTAGTAATTAATACCAATAGTTGTTCCAAATGGAACTACTGTACCTGGAGCAATATTTTGTGAATTCCAGCGCTGATCTAGACCACTATCAGAGGTGTTGGTAGAATTTTCTGAATAAAACAAACCAATGCTTGATAAGTATGATTGGTATGAACTTCTTGTATATGTTTGGTCAAAGGAAGGCACCGACGCCTTTCTAATGTTTCTTCCACCTTTACCTCTTGATAGTGCCATCTAGATCAATCTCCTTATTTTTAAATTATACTGCTACTTATGCTGACAAGTCGCCAAGAGCAACGAATGTATTTGCTGCTCTCTTAAGAATTGTTGCAGAAGACCATTGTGCACGAAGTTTAAGTCCTGGGGTAGCATTTAGTGTTACTCCAGATCCTGCTCCGATTGTTACTTGTGAAGAACCAGTTTGAAGAACATCTATAGTTGCTCCTACTGGCCACCATGATGTATCTGAAGGAATTGTAATTGTTCCTCCATTGCTCATTTCACGTACGTTGCTAACATCTCCAGAAACAATTGTGTGTGAACCACTCATAGTGTTAATTGTTGCTGCATTATCTGCCTTAAGAGCCAATGTTGTTGAGAGTGCTGTTCCATTTAAGGTTACAGAGGATGCTGCTGGAAGAGCAACAGTTCCTGTAAATGTTGGAGAAGCAAGTGGTGCCTTAAGTGCTAGTGCAGATGTTACTGTTGATGCGTAGTTTGCATCATCAGCAAGAGCGTCTGCTAATTCGCTAAGTGTGTTAAGTGCTGCTGGGGCTGCACCTACAACTGCCTCGATTGCATCTTGTACGAATGCCGTTGTTGCAATTTGTGTTGTATCTGTACCAGCAGATGCGGTTGGAGCAGTAGGAGTTCCAGTCAATGCTGGGGAAGCCAAATCTGCCTTAAGGGCAATTGCTGTTGCTGAAGTAGAAATTGCCTCAGTCTTAGCATTATCTGCATAAGACTTTGTTGCAAGATCTGCTGTATTTGCAATTCCATGAACATTTGTTGTTGCAGAAGCATGTCCACTTGCTGATGTAGCACTTGTTTGTAGTGCATCAATATCAGTTTCGGCTGCTGTTAATCTTGTATCAATTCCATCTATTTCAGTACTCATTGATGTAAGATTATTTTGTATTGTTGAAATAGTTGATGTTGTAGTTGTTGCTCCTGATTGCAATGCTGAGATATCTGTTTCTGCAGCATTTAAATCATTCTGCAATGTTGTTACATCGCTTTGAATTCCTGTTATATTTGTTTCTACTGTATCAATATTTGATTCAATAGATGTGATATCTGCATTAATTGTAGAAATATCAGACTCAGTTGCGTCAACTCTTACATCTAATGCTGATATATCTGATGTATGGTCAGATAGAGTTGTATTAATTGTTGCAATTGATGCTGTATTTCCAGTAATTGATGCCTCTGCTGAATCTAAACGAACATCAAGCGCTTCTAAAGAACTTGCCTGTGATGCATCGTTTGCTCCAAGCGTTTCAAGACTTGCGTCTATTTCTGATGCTAATGTTGATATAACTGTATTAACATTTTGAATTCTTCCTGAAACATATGCAGTTGTAGCAGGTCTTGTTGAACTATCATTTAATGGCATAGTTTGAACATCTACGTCTCCACTAAATGTTGCATTTACAAATGTTGCTGTTCCAGTAATTGCTGGGCTTGCCTTTGGTGCCTTTAAATCTAATGCTGCAGAAATTGTATCTGCATAGTTTGGATCGTTGTCAAATGCTGCTGCAATTTCATTAAGGGTATTTAATGTTGATGGGGCAGCCCCTACAACCTCTCCAATTTTTGTAATAATTTTATCTGTAATATATTGATCTGGCATCTGTATAACTGGAACAAGACCATTTGAGTCTAGTGTTGCTACACCGTTATTAACGCCTTTTTGATCATCTGTAATAAAGCCATCTGCATCTATGTCTAATGCTTCTAAGTTAAGGAAGTACTTGAGGAGAGACCAAGTGTTAGTACCGTCACCAATTTTAAATTTACCAGTGTCGGTTTCATATCCGATTTCTCCTGCTGCTAAAATTGGATTTGCTGCAGTCCATTGTGCTGCAGTTCCTCTGCGCTGTTGCATTCTTGTTGCCATTTACATCTCTCCTTATGGGTTCTACCCATGAATTTATATCTTATTATAACATCAGTTTTTAATTGAAGTTATCCACAGGTGAGCCACCGTCAAATGTTTGAGCCCAAACAGTACTTGCTGGTCCTCCACCATCTAATCCTGTGCCCTGTGGGCTATTGAAACTACCACCCTCACGGAAGGTTGTAACAATAAATCCAGTTCCATCAATTGCTGTATCGTGAATATGTTGAGGCAAATTCAAAGTATCATCAATTGTTGCTATGGTTAGCCAAGAGCCACCATAATATACATTAACTCTTTCTGTTAATGTATCAAACCATAAATCACCATTATCTGGTGAAGAAGGAGCGGTAGATCCAACAGCCATTCCGCCTATTACAGAATCTACGTATTCTTTGGTAGCAGCATGTGAAGCAAGTGTTGGTGCTCCAACTACTACTGAACCTCCAAAACTACCGCCGTTATTTACGACTAGTCCGTTTTTGACCTTGAAATCTTTATCTACTGTTGCCAAGATCTACCACTCCCTCTTATTTTATTTTATTACTTTAAAAGTGTTCCAACAACAGCAACTGTTGAGTTGTTGTTATCAGTTGTTACACGAAGACGAACATCCGCTCCAGAAACATCTGCTGAAACTGATCCAAGAGAACCGTTTGTTCCAACCATTGCATATTCTGTAACTGCGATATTATCTGATGTATCAAGTGTCAGGATAACCTTTGAAACTTCTGTATGAGTTCCATTAGCAATCTTAACAAGGAATTCAGCAGAACGATAATCTGCCTTAGCCCATGAAACTGCTGTGTTTGTGCTTGCAGTTGTAACAGTTGCCTGTGACGCTACCTGCTTTGCTACGGAAGCAATCTCTACTGCAGGGAAATCTGGAGTTACCGCTTCAAGAGCAGAAACTGCACGAGCATTTGTGAAGTAAAGGTTTGATCCTTCTGCAAGATCTGATGTTGTAGAGTCTGCAACACCATTTTCTGCAGTAATTGTAAGCCCATTCTCATCACCTGTGATTTGAATGTTTGTCTTTGTTGCACTTGTAATTAATTGTGCTGCTGCAATCTTTGCACGATTAGATGTAAAGTATTGGTTTGTACCTTCTGCAACATCGTCTGTATCAAGATTATCGATACGAGTATTTGTTGTTGCATTAAGTCCATCAGCATAATCTTCTGCATTTGATTGTGCAGTATTTGCATATCCTTGTGCAGTTGATTCTGCCTGAGATTTTGCTGTTGCAATATCCCCAGTTACTGTTGTATAAAGTGCTGAGTCTGCATTTGTAGCAAATGACTGTGCGTTAGATTGTGCTGTTGAAGCATAACCCTGTGCTGCAGTATCAAGATCAGAGATCTCTGAATTAACATATGAGGTATCAGCCTTTGTTGCAACTAAATTAGCAACATCTGTTGCATAACTTGGGTTGTTTGCAATTGCTGCAGCCAATTCGCTTAATGTATCTAATAATGCTGGTGCAGAATTTACAAGATCTGCAACCTTATCATCTGTATAGTCATTAGCATCTGATAATGCTTGTGCTGCTGAACCAAGTGCATCATATGTTCCAGCAAGGTTAAGTGCTGTAATAGCATTTGTTGTAAATGTATTTGCATCTGCCTCTGCTTGGTCTGCATAATCTTCTAAATCAGAAACTGCAGAAGCGAGTGCTGCTGCTGCTGTGGCTTCTGCTCCAGACTTAGCGGCATTAGCCTTTGAAGTTGCATCTGAAGAAGCAGTTGAAATTGCTTCGCCCTTAGCGGTAGCAACTTCTGCATCTGTAGCAAAAGATGAATCAAGTGTTACTGTAATTTGAGCATTTGCAGTACCGTCAAAAGATACTGAACCTGTTGCATCTCCAGTTAAAGAAATTGTACGAGCAGTTTCAAGTGCTGTTGCTGTGTCTGCATTACCAGTTACATTACCAACGAGGTCTGCTGTTACTACTCCTGCAGCAAAGTTGCCTGAGCCATCACGCTTTACAACCTTGTTTGCTTCGTTTGCTGAGGTGGCTGTTCCACCAATTAAGTTGACGATATAATTTTGATCGTCTGTCTTCTTTGTAAGAATGTCGTGGTTATTGATGGTACCTGTTGTGCCTTCAACAATAAGACCGTTCTTTACTTTGAAGTCTTTTGTTACTGTTGCCATATTTTTATCTCCTTATTTATGCCTTAAGTCCAATTCGTGCATAACGAACTGTGACTGGCTTAATTGCAGGATCTGGAGTGACTGTTAAGGCCACGGTATTTCCAGTCCGTGAGACGCTAATGGTGCCAATATTCCCATCATTGTCTATAGTGCCATACTCAGAGACGTTTACATTTGTACCGTCTACAAGTATGGTCAACTCTGTTGCATAAAACTTGTTATCTCCAGCAGTTGTTTTTGCTATGGAGACCAAGTACTTAACCATACGCCATTGTGTGGCGTCAAAATTATCTATCACTGTAACATTTTCAATGCCAGAGATTGTGTTTTCGTTATTACCAGATGAGCCAAGATCATTTCCAGCACCTGCAAGGGTGTCAATTAAATCTTCGTAATCTTCCTGTGTAGGACGATCACCTGTTCTGAACTTTGCTTTAACGGCAGGGATTGTTATTTTTGCCATGGCTATATTATAACCTCCATTTTTGTATTATTAAAGAATATAGTTATTGAAACCAATTACTGCGATTCCAATACCTGCTGGATTTAACCTGTTATATCCTTCAATTCCTATATTTGTAAACTTGACTCTAAATGGCAGTACCTCGTTAATTTTTACTGTTCTAGTGTCATTTGCTACATTAATTATTGCATAAGATACTGCATTGATTGCCTTGAGTTTATTATTATTTTTATCTAATATTTTTGCTGATGCCATTAATCTGTTACATCTTCAAGAATCGTCATCTTACCCTGAGCCACTGTCCAAACATATGCTGCGTTTGACAACTGTATATCAAAGATATCTCCTGTTTCAAGTATTTGTGATTCTGATGATAATAAAGACACTGTAAATTCGCCTGGTAGGTCATCTGCATCTGCTGCTGGATTTAATGATAGTATTAATGTTGCATTATCTGTAATTACCCCAAGATCTGATGAATTGTTTGGACGTTTAATTTTCATATCGATAGTCCAGTCAGGAATGTTTAAGGGTTGTTTTTCGTCATCTGTTACATAGACTCTAAATGATGCTGTATCACCACGCACAACCGTCCAAGAAACTGTTGGAGGTTTATTTCCTACATCGTAATAAGAAGCAGATCCACGCAGTGTTGCCATAATATTAGATTATACCACAATTAGGCTAAACCGTCTCTGAGTGCTCCCCAGGTACCGTTGCCTTTAGCCTCAACAATTATAATTCCTGCTGTTGGAGATACATTTGCAACAATTCCAACTGCCCCAGAACCTGTTGATGGTCTAGTAGTTGTTAATCCTCCAGTTGTACCAACATAAACAACAGCACCTGCTGGAGATAAATCACTTGTATTAATATTATCTAAAACACCAGCAACAATTACCAAACCTTCTTCATTATTATCTAATGTCTCTTTTAATAATCCAAGAATAGGTTGAGTTGTTGATGATGTTGCTTTTGTGACATGTGTAACACCATTAACTGAGGTTGTTACATATACGGGAGTTCTTGCCTCTAATGTGATACCGCTCACATTTTTAACATTCATCTGAAAAGCAGAAATGCCAAGCGGTGGTAAAACAACACGTAACCTATCTGCTAACTGCTCAATATCTCCGTGTACATTTACTGGATCTTCTGCTATTGGAAAGGGTAAATTAAATACCCCATCATTTGTATTTCCTGTTGCCATATGGTTTTATTATACCACTTTTAGGTATTTGACAATGAGAATAAATTTATGTTATACTAAGAAGTAACATGGCACCCCTAAAAAGGTGTCATTCGTTTCTAAGGAGGAAACTATGATTAACTTTATGAATAATAACAGGCAAATCATTGGTACACTCAGCATATTGGCAATGTTTGCCGTTTGGTCAAACGCTGCTAATGCTTCTGAAAACCGATTAGACGGCACTAGTGTCGTGCTGACAGAAACAATAGAGGCCACGGAAGTGGCCAAAGTCGTTTCTAAGGCTAAAGAAGATCAGTTAGAAAAATATCAAAACGCTACATCTCTATCTGACAAAGACCTAAAAAATCTACTGAAGTTAGTGGGCTTTGAAGGTCAAAATCTAAAGGAGGCATGGGCTGTTGCTAAAAAAGAAAGTAATGGTCGTCCACTAGCATTTAACGGAAATACCTCAACTGGTGACAGTTCGTATGGTATCTTTCAGATTAATATGCTTGGTGTTCTTGGTCTAGATCGTCGTGACAAATTTGAGTTAGACCATAATGCAGACTTATTTAATCCAGTAATAAATGCAGAAATTGCATATCATATGTCCAATGGAGGACAGGACTGGAGTTCTTGGAAGGGTCTAACCCAAAGAACAAAACAGTGGATGGAAAAATTCCCTAAGTAACTCTAGGAGTTACAAAACAAGATTGCCACATATGGTACTTTTCTTTATTGGAAATACCGTATGTGGCATCTAGTTTATATTCGTAAAAATCATTTAATCTTTTTATACCAATTTCATCATATTTTTTCCAGGTTTCACTTTGCTCCCAATGTCTTATGCGTTTTTTACCAGTATAATGATGAAAACAATAGTTGTATGGTGGAGCAACTAATTTAATGTCATTACAATAAAATCTTATTGCTAGTGTTTGCTCTTCTCCATTGAAATAAATTTGATCATCATACGGAACTTTTAAAAAATGTTCAGAGTATCCAAAAGCCAAACCAGCACAAAAATATCCATGAAACTCACCTATGTCTCCACCAACATAATCCTTATATTTTGGCTCAAACCTGATTGGGCTGTTTTCAGTCGCAGGTTGGATTCTAAGGCATGTTGGAACAAGAACGGTAGCAAACTTTAGGTTGCCTGTTTCTGTGTACTCATAGGTGCCTGGATAGGCTGTAAAGATCAGGTCTCCCCAATACCCTATAGCCTTTTCGTAATGATCTACGATTTTTTCATCCCAGTGTTCAATAAACTGTGTGTGACTGTCTACTTGTAAATAATATTTATAAGAATTATTTAAAGGTTTTTGGGTTTCTGCTCTAGCATAACCAACACCACGAGCATCGCTATAATGTATTTTTTTATAAACATAATGTTTCACGTTAAACAACTCAAACAAATGTTCTAAATTCGGATGATTGTCATCCTGAGAAAATATTGATAAAAATAGTCTTTCTGGATTTTTTGCTTGTTTTAAAATAGAAAAAACAGTATCTAATAATTCTTGATCTCTATAAGATGCAATAGATACAAATATCTTGTCCATAATTATTGATTATATCTACCATTTTCCTAATGGACATGTTGCCTTTTCTAGTTTTGTTTTTAATTTCATGATGCATCCGCATTTTTTGCATTGAGTTGTAAGTGCAATTAATTCTGGACACCCCTGACAAATAGAAAATCTTTTGTCACTTTCATACTCAGAAACGTATTGTGTATTTGGATTTAGCAAATCCCATGGACGAGTTTCGCCAAGATTTTGCTTGTATTTTTGCCAAGCAGACAACTCTGACATTTATTATCCTTGTGGTGGTAGTGGTGGGAAAAAGTTAGTGCCGTCGTAAGTCCATCCAAAATTAATATTATCATCTGTGATTGGAATAATTTTTGGATCTGATTGATAGGCAGCAATAATAGCATCCAATGTACTATCTATGCCCTGTTGTAAAGCAACAGTTCCAGCCACATCATTTCCTACAACAATAGCAAATTTAAATTTAGACATTTTTTCTCCTTTTTATAAAGTATATCATATCAACTAACAGCCATCACTCCAGCATGCCCCAGCATAGCAATATTCACATGATGAGCATTGTGAACATGGATCTGCTGCAGTTGTACCTTGTGTAGCCTCAGTTGTATTGGATCCGCCTGAGCCAGTGCCTCCTGAGCCAGTGCCTCCTGAGCCAGTGCCTCCTGAGCCAGTGCCTCCTGAGCCAGATGATGCTTCTGTTGTTGTAGGTTGTGGATTAACTCCTACACAGTTACCAGCACAGTCATATTGACCGCTCCAATCCCATCCACAAGCAAAATCAGCATAACTTACACATCCACCGCCACCTGATGCTGCTGTTGTAGTTACAGTTGAAGCAGCAGTTGTAGTTACTGTTGGTGCAGCAGTTGTTGTTGCTTGAACAGGTGGATTATATGGTGCAGCAGTTGTAGTTACTGCTGGTGCAGCAGTTGTAGTTGCAGCAGGTGGACAATTCCATGATTCTGCACCTGTACATGGGTTTACATAAATTACAACACTTGTTGGTACACCATTACAGGTTCTAACCTCATTATTTGTTGCAACTGGCGTACAATTTTGTGTTGTTGTAATTGTCGGTGCTGCTGTTGTAGTTGTAGTTGCTACTGGTGCTGCTGTTGTAGTTGTAGTTACTTGAGCAGGTGGGTTGTAAGGAGCCGCAGTTGTGGTTGTGGTTTCTGGACATGTCCACGATTCAGCACCTGTACATGGGTTTACATACATTACAACAGATGTTGGAGTTCCATTACATACTCTTACTTCATTAGTAGTTTGAACTGGCGTACAATTTTGTGTTGTTGTGGTGGTTGCACTTGTTGGTGCCCCATATCCACTAGTTGTGGTTGTTGTTGCCTCAGTAGGTGGGTTGTACGGACCAGCAGTTGTGGTTGTTGTTGCCTCAGTAGGTGGGTTGTACGGACCAGCAGTTGTGGTTGTTGTTGCCTCAGTAGGTGGGTTGTACGGACCAGCAGTTGTGGTTGTTGTTGCTATGCATGGAGATCCAGATCCACCAGAACCGCCACAAGAACTTACATTTGTTGCAACGCATGCTCCCCACGAAGTAAGTGTTGGCTGTGTACAAATCTGATATGATCCATCAGAACATAGTTTTCTTGTTCCAGTATAAATACCAACATAAACATCTTCTCCATTACAGGTAGGCTGTTCAACAGTATATGCCTCACAGTCGCCACAAACTACCTGTCCTCCACCGCTAGTGGTGGTTGTTGATGCAGTAGTGCCTTGAGTAGTACCCTGTGTAGTTCCTTCTGTTGTACCCTGGGTAGTTGCCTGGGTAGTTGCCTGGGTAGTTGCCTGGGTAGTTGCCTGGGTAGTTGCCTGGGTAGTTGATGGTGGGTCTGTATGTAATGGTGTCCAGACTGCCTTAATGGTTAGGTTAGACTCACAATTAATAGTATGTCCTGGCTGTGCATTTGGAACTACTGATGGGAATACACAAAGTGCTCCAGGTGCTGCTGATACTTCATAACCAAGGAACTGGTATCCAGATTTTACAGGAATAGTTGATGGTATTGTATATGGGCTTGCGTGACTTGAGTTTGCTGGACAGTTGCTTCCACCATCACAATCATAAGTAACACTAAAAGTAGAAAGTAATCCTCCACCAGTAATTAAATCTCCAGTAAGTAGCCAAGTGTTTGTTCCAGTTTTCTTTAATTCTGCTTCTCCGTATCTATAGGCAATTGTTTTACTAGAGTTTTTACTTAATATTGTTACTCCAGAACCTTCAACAAAATTTACAGTACCAGCACCCATAGCAACTACTTTAATCGTGTGTCCTATAGCAAATTGAACATCAGTATTTGAAGGAACTGTAACATTAACACTTGTTCCTGAATTCATTAATACTGTTTTCCCTGGATCAGATATATTTAGTGTATGATTTGAAACTTTTTCAACAAATAAAGCGGTATTGGTTAGTCCTCTCCAACTTCCATTTACATAACATTGAATCTCTTTAATATCTGTTCCGCCATTTGTTTGTTCAACATAGCATACAGTTCCTTCTTGTGGAGATGTTATAACTGCATCTCTAGCAGCAGGATTTTGGAATCTATTTACACCAGCCTTAGCACGAATAACATCATTTGCTGTAACTACAGAACCAAATGTATGTGTTTGAGTCCAAGAGTATGGGACATTTGTGTTAGCAACACCAGCAACTGCATACCAAGTATCTGACGCTGCGTCATACATGTATGCTACTTTGCTTGATGAACTAACTGTTGACATTAAATACCTCCCATTAACAGTGATGCTTCTTCTTCTGTAATTCCAAGTTTTTCAATGAGTGCTAATTTAGCATTTTTAATAGCCTCTATATTGGCTAATCTTTCTGCTTCTATTCTTGCACCTTCGGCAGCGAGTTCTACAATTTTTTCTGCAGGGACATCATTAACAACAACTGTGTTATTTGCAACATCAACAATAACTTCATTTAAATTTGTCATAACATCTCCTAATCCTGATACCCATAAACTCTAATAATTCCAGTAATACCGTCTGCACCTTGAGGTCTAATTTGGAATCCATCAAATGAAGCATTAGATAGACACCATCCAGACCAGAACTTTACATAGGTATTTATTGGGGCTGTAGCATATGTAGAACAACTAAATCCAAGCATTCCCTTTT